AGGGCCGGTATATCACCTGTAAGAGTCAGTCGCCTATCAAGGTGTTTGACGCAGACGGTGATCTGATTGAAGAAGCCATTGGCAATGGAAGCAAAGCTAAGGCTTTGGTTGGTGCGTATGAGTGGTCTTACAAAAACAAGAAGGGCATCAGTCCATCCTTGGGTAAGATTGTAATTACAGAGCTTGTTGATTTCGGTACTGAGTCTGCTCTTGATGATGAAGATATTTTGTAAAGGAAAACTGGAATGAACATTAGACTAAACCTCCACATCGATACCGTTAATACGATTCTTACGGGTCTGGGAGAGTTGCCTTATAAGGTGGCTGCTCCCCATGTGAATGAGATTCACCGGCAAGCTACTCCTCAAGTTGAGCCACCAGCTAAACAGGATGACATGCCTGTGCAAATGGAACTTCCCTTGGAAGATCCTAATCAGTAACAGCAGTGCAAAGCAAGGTGATAGCGTTAGTTGACTCTGACATTATTGCTTATCGCATAGCGTTCGCTTGTAAGGATGACGATGGGAAGACAGCTAAGAGATCTCTTAACAGTTATCTCACCGACATCCTACTGATTGGCGTTGATAATACATACAGTGGTTGTTATGCCGATGAATGGAAACTCTACCTAACAGGTAAGAATAATTTCAGACTAGACATAGCAACCACTGCTGTGTATAAAGGTAATAGAACAGCACCTAAACCACAACATTTACCACTGTTGAGAAAACATTTGGTAGATGATTGGGGCGCTGTTATTATTGACGGTCAAGAAGCCGATGATGCTATAGCAATAGAAGCAACTAAGTTGCAAAGTAATTTTGTCATTGCTTCTGTCGATAAAGATTTAGATCAGATAGCTGGCTGGCACTATAATTTTGTAAAGAAGGTAGGATATAACATAACTCCTGAAGAGGGTATGTATAGATTCTACAAACAAATATTAACAGGGGATTCCGCTGATAATATTATAGGCATAAAAGGGATTGGCCCTGTCACTGCTGACAAACTCCTATCAGAAGCAACAGATGAAATGGAAATGTATTCTATTTGTCTAGAGCAGTATGAGGGGAACGAGGAAAGAGTTATTGAGAATGCCAGACTGCTCTGGCTTAGAAGATATGAGGATGAACTATGGCAACCACCAATAAAGGATATGGCATGAAAAGGAATCCCAAGAATGATCTACAGCCCAATGATGTTGCGATTATCTTGCGCCCTCATGTGGGAAAAGATGAGCAATGGGATCAAACATACGAAGTTATTATTACTGGTTTTGGCCCTGTCACTATTTCTAAGGAAGCGATGGATGACATGATTGGTATGGCAGTATTGCTAGCCTCTGTTGTTCCTCTCATGGAAAGCAACGAAGAAATTGCAGCAGATATTATGGATCACTGTAGTAAGTTCTATGCACACAACGCAATTGATGTTGACTACGATGTCAATCACAACAGCTTTGCTGACCTAGACAAAGACCTCCGCTCTTTTGATATCAATACTCCCACTGTGGGTGGAGTGCAGTGACTACGGTAGCTGAGATATTATTGCAGCGAGGCCATCGTTATGGCGAGTACATCAATGTAGCAACCACTAGCCAAGAGATAAAGCGTATCATAGCTAATGGAGCCAATGTCACTGGGGGTGACGATGATATGTGTGAAAGCTTGGACATGATTGCTAATAAGATTGCCCGCATTGTTAATGGTGATCCTTTCTACAAAGATAGCTGGCAAGACATTGCTGGATATGCCCAACTCATTGTTGATAAGCTCGACAGGATGGGACTATAGATACCGATGGCCTCTAAGAAGCAAACCATCAAACCCCGTAATGGTGGTGAGTGGACAGAGGCTAGGTATCGAAGCTTCGTAACATCAGCCCTGAGGTCTGCCTCGCGTAGGTGGCCTCCAAAGTATGCAGCACTAAGGGATGCTCTGTTGGGAAGAAAAGAAAATAAGAAGACAGGTAAGTTAGCACAGCATTACAGATGCGCTGCATGCACTGGAGAGTTTGTAGCTAACGATGTACAGGTAGATCATATCCATCCTGTAGTGGATCCAGATATCGGGTTTGTTAGTTGGGATAAGTACATTGAGAACATGTACTGTGAAGTGGTAGGCTTTCAGATATTATGTCTGGATTGCCATAAGGTAAAAACTCTTAATGAGAAATTGAAAAGGAAATCAAAATGAATATTACTTGTACACACCTTGAAGAACTGGAAGACGGTGGCGCTATCGTTAGCTTGGAAATGGATGATGAATCCAAAGTGGAGTTGATTAACATGGGCTTCATTGCCATGTTGCAAAACTACATTGCTCAGCAGCATGCTGTTGAAGAAGAAGTCGAAGAAGAGGTCGAAGAAGAGGGGCTGTTCGATTGGGACGAAGAGGAAGAAGAAGAAGAAGCTGATCCCTATGCTGCTGTCATTGCAGAACTGAAAACCTGCTATGAGTATTACGCATTGGAAGTGGACGATGAAGAAGGTAAAACTGCTGAGCTTGCACATGCAGCATCACAATTGCTCACCCTTTACATGGGGGAAGAAGCAGCTTCTGATTACTTCTGGAACCTCACTGCTAATGTTTGGAACGATTGGGCTGACTAAGACTAGCCCTTGATATGGAAACCCTTGTCCTTTAAATGGTGGGGGTTTCCAGTTATGGGTAGTGGGGATGAGCGGTAAACTCTAGTATAACTGCTTTCCCTATGGGAGCATCGGCTCCCTTTTTTTATCTTTCAAAACAGGAGAATTATGAACGACATTCAAACCCCTTGGTCATCTGTTGGCTACCTCACATATAAGCGCACCTACTCACGCCGCCTTAACGAGACTGATATCAATAGCCCAACAGAAGAATTCACTGACACCATTAAGCGTGTAGTGGATGCAACTAATGACCAACTAGGTTGTAACTTCACAGCAGAAGAACAAGCACGACTCACTAAGCATTTCCTTGAACTCAAGGGTAGTGTTGCTGGTCGATTCTTGTGGCAGCTTGGGACTAATACAGTGGATAAGCTAGGGCTTGCAAGCCTACAGAATTGTGCTTTCACTGTGGTGGATAAGCCTGTCGAACCTTTCACTTGGGCTATGGATTTGTTGATGCTTGGCAGCGGTGTTGGCTACAACATTCAGAAGAAGAATGTGGACAAGCTACCTGCTGTCAATGAAAACTTTAAAGCACCTACCAGAGTGGACAGTTCTGGTGCTCAGTTCATTGTTCCTGACAGCCGTGAAGGATGGGTTGCTCTGCTTGGCAAGACACTGAAGGCAGCGTTCCTCGCCCACAGCAGCGGCAATCAGACATTCACCTATAGCACACAGCTTATCCGTAGCAAGGGCGCACCCATCAAGGGCTTTGGAGGTACTGCCAGCGGGCCTGAAGACTTGGTGTGGGGGATAGGTAAGATCAGCGAGATCTTGGCCCGCCGCGCTGGGCGCAAGCTGCGTCCTATCGATTGCTTGGACATTATGAATATCATTGGTGCTGTGGTGGTGGCAGGTAATGTACGCCGCTCTGCTCAGATTGCTATTGGCGATCCTGATGATGTTGAATTCTTGTTGGCTAAGCGCTGGGACATGGGCAACATTCCCTCATGGAGAGCTATGTCAAATAACAGCGTTGTCTGTAATGACATTGAAGACCTGCATGAATTCTTCTGGGATGGCTATGAAGGTAAGGGAGAACCCTACGGTTTAATTAACCTGCGCCTGTCCCGCAAGACTGGACGCTTGGGCGAAACTCAGTATTCCGATCCTGATGTGCAAGGCTACAACCCATGTGCAGAGCAGAGCTTGGCTGATAAAGAAACCTGCTGCTTAGCAGAAATCTTTTTGCCAAACATCACTTCTAAGGAAGAGTTGCTGGATGTAGCAACATTGCTATACCGGATTAACAAGCACAGCTTGGCTCTGCCTTGCCATCTTGAGTCCACCCAAACCATTGTCAACAAGAACATGCGTATGGGCATTGGCATCACAGGCGTACTAGAAAGCACCAAGGAGCAGCTTAGCTGGCTCAAGGACACCTACACCTACCTGCGTGACTACGATGAGCAGTACAGCGCTCAGCACGGCTTTAACAAGTCTATCAAGCTAACCACCATCAAGCCTAGTGGTACGTTGTCCCTGCTGCCGGGGGTTACACCGGGTTGCCACCCAGCATATGCGCGTCATATGCTGAGGCGTATCCGCATCAGTGCGAATCATTCGCTGGTGCAGGTCTGTCGTGACCACGGATATCCAGTAGAGTACCAACAAAACTTTGATGGCTCTCTAGATCACAGCACTGTGGTGGTATCGTTCCCTTTCCGTCATACGGAATTGGCTACGCTTGCCAGCGAAGTGGATGCACTGGATCAGCTTGATACTGTCCGTTGGTTGCAGGAAAATTGGAGTGACAACAGCGTTAGCTGCACTGTCTATTACAAGAAGGAAGAGCTTCCTGAAATCAAGAAGTATCTGAAGAAGCACTACAAGCACTCGCATAAGAGCCTGTCTTTCCTGCTACACAGTGAGCATGGCTTTAAGCAAGCTCCGTTGGAAGAGATTACCGAAGAGCAATACGATGCTTTGGTAGCTTCTACCCGCCTCATCACACAAGTTGCCGAAGCCACCATTGGCCTTGATGATGAGTGTGCCACTGGCGCTTGCCCCATTAGATGAAAGAGGTAGTCATATCTCCAGCCATGCTGGTCGAGGCCAGAGACAAGGCTGCTGAGATGGGACAGCTACGCAATAGCATCATCAGAGGGGCTGGCAATATTGCTGGTTTCATTGGTGAGGCTATTGCTCAGCAGGTCTTGGGTGGTGAACTATTCAACACCTACGACTATGACCTTGTGTTACCTGATGGAATTAAAGTGGATGTAAAGACTAAGCAGACGGGCTATGTCCCGCTGCCTAGTTACGACTGTTCTATTGCTGCTCTGAACACTAAGCAAGACTGTGACTACTACGCCTTTGTTCGTGTGAAAAATGACTTCTCTATCGGGTGGTACTTAGGTGTGTATAATAAAGATCAGTACATGAAGGATGCTGTCTTCATGCAGAAGGGTACAGTGGATCCAGCCAACGGCTACACTGTGAAGAGCGATTGCTACAACATCAAGATAAGTCAACTAAAGGAGAAACCATGACTATCAAACCAGAACGTACCCCGCCTTTGCGGATCCAGTTCGATCAAGGCAGGATGGCCTTTTACAAGGGCTGGCTTGCCAACCAGTACGATCCTGACTCAGTGCAGGGTAAGGAGTGGCAGCGTGGCTTCGATAGAGGCTACTTCGAAAACATCTACGCTCTGAAGCAAGGCTTGTAAGACCTCTTGTCCTTAGCTCAGTTGGATAGAGCAACAGCCTTCTAAGCTGTAGGTCATTGGTTCAATTCCAATAGGGCAAACCACTATCTCAAGGAAACAATATGACTATCAATTTAAACTTTTTAAATATTCTTACTTTAGTATTCGTAGCAGCCAAACTATTCAATGTCATTGATTGGTCTTGGTGGCTAGTGTTGTTGCCTACACTAATCCCACTGGCTATCTTAGTGGTAACATTGATTTTATATCTCTGCTTTGCTAAAGACTAACTCTGCCTAGAAGCTAACCCGCCCTTAGCTAACTTCTGAGTTAGCTCTCTCACTTTATTAACAGACTTTACTTGTTGTTGTGGGTCTGTTCTAAATCCATACTCAAGCACTCTCAACTCAGTCTTCAATGCCCTGAGTAGGGAGGCTTTTTCTTTAGAGCCTTTCTTTTCCAAGATGGAACTAACTGTAGTTAGTAAAGAGTCAGTGGACACAACATCCTTCTCTCCTCTGATAACACCCAAGTTAGTAAGCTCTTGGTGATAGCGTTGCCCCATCCCCGTATTGGTGGATGTTAAGCTAGACTTCTCTAAGAAGTTATTGAAGAGATCTTTTATCTCAGTGTATATTTTATTAGCAGCAACAACACCCTTTTCTGTATGCAAGTCTTTAGACAAAGCAATGATATTTTCTTTTGTCTTATCTTCTGCTTTTCTTCTCTCTAAGAAACTAGCAGACTTGTCAGTCACCTCGTTCTTACCTGACTTAATTTCAAGCTGACTGCCTATTCCTTTTCCCTCAGGACGAAATTTGTCTGTCTCCGTAATCATATCCTCTGTTTCTTTGAAACTACCAGATCTAGGTATACTAACAGGTCTAACTACTCTGTCAGATCCGTTGATTGATTGAGCAATGACATTTAAATTCTTATCTTCATATGCTGTCGGTGTCATGTTAATTCTTTTGAACATGTAATCAGCATATGGCATTTCGGTGTACAAGAACTTGTTGGGATTTGTACCACCAAAAGATGATGTTTCAAAATTGAGGTTAAGATCTCTGGTAAAAGATGTGCCACCCACTTCTAGTTCGCTATGATATTTACTAAACTTCTGCGGATCTTCAAAGCCTGTTATAAATCTATTAGTGGGAGTATCATTCCATGTGGCATCTTTGCCATGATAGAGCTTGATAGGTGGCGTATCTTTATATTCCACACGCAAAGCATCCAGCCTCTTCTGAGCAGAAGCAGCCATGTCTTCAACAACAGCAATATCCTTAGTGTTGGTAGGGTTAATCTCCCTACCTTCTTTTAAACGGAAGTCTCCCTGCACTACAGCCATTACATCTTCAGCGTCTGGCAGTTCTTTTACTTTGGGAAGATTGACAAGGTCATCAAATGTATTAGTTCTTATTTCCCTAATGGTAGATAGCACTTGCTTTCTAGCGGTAGGCCCATTTCTAGCAAAGCTTGTGTGATCTAGATTACCTTGAATCACTTTAGACTCAGGGATAGCTGGCTCTGCTGGTGGTCTTGCTGGTGTTGCTGCTTGCTTCTCAGGGTTGTTCCAAGAAAAAGGTGTGTCAGGGTCGAAGTCCCCAACATCTTCTCCTGCTGCTTCATACTTCTTATACAAATCATATTGCTGTTTCCAAACAGGAACTTCTTCGGCTGGTGGTGTGGGTGCTGGTGCGGCTTCCTGCTTAGTAAGCACAGGCTCTCCGTTGTCCACAAAACGTCCTTCTTTTTCCACCTCACCTAGGTACGGCCCTTCGTCTTTTACCACCTTAGAAGTAGATGTAGGCTGAAAGACGGGGCGCTTAGTGGATGAAAGGGGAATGTCGGGGATTACAGCGGTGGGCTTCTTAGATAACGCTGTGGCTGTTTGCTCTACTGCTGGTGCTGGTTTGGTAACAGCACCTAGAACATCATCAACGGCAGAGGCAGCTTCTTGCTCTAGCTGTTTTTTAGAAACAGATATAGCTGTTTTAGATATAAGAGGAGTTGGCTTAACAACTTTAGAGGCTATAGTAGTTGCCTCTTTTTTAAGCACATCTGCGCCTACTTCCTCAGCAAGAGGAGCAACTAGTTTACCAAGTAGTGCCAAAGGATATCCCCTATCAATTCTTTACATTAGCCAGCTTAGCTTTGTAAGCCTTCACTCTATCGTAGTCGTTAGCCTCTTCCAAAGTAACACCTTTGTGTTCCTTAGCATAGCGCTCATTAATAATCTTACGATCATCAGCAGTGAGCTTATCAAACTCCATCTTGTTCAGCATTGTCCTGCCTTCAGGAGTCTTCATAAACTGTGCTTGAGTCTGCAATGTAGCAACCTCTGTTGCTCTAGACAGCACAGCCTGTACCTTCTCTCTCTTCTCAGCTAAAGACAAGCTCTTGTAGTTGTCCTTCTCAATAAGTTTCTCGACATAGGCAATGGCGCGTGGATTAACTTGCTCAATGAAAGCCCTATCATAAACTTTGTTGCCGCTGCTACCACCGTACACTTTGAACGGATCTGCATTGACATCAATAATCTCCTGCTCTGCTGGTGATTTCTTCGGTATAGTTCTAATGCCCACCAAGCTATTAAAGAACTCTCCTTCTTTGACAACTGGCCCTTCTCTTAAGCGAGGCACAGCTTCGGGTAGGTTCTCTTTCAAGATGGGCAATTTACCTTGCACCCGATTAGCAGCCGCCTCTGCAATCTTTCCAGCAGTGGTGTCGGCAGTTATAACATTTGGATCACGTTGGATATTACCCTGTTCTCTGAACAAGTCTAGGAATTCATAGCCACTCTTGAACACAAACGGGGCAGAGAAGCGGGCAGTGAAGTCTCCCAGCACTTTACCTACAGCAATCTCCATCTTGTCTGCATCTTTCTCAGACGAGAAAGCAGCAAACAACTGATCTAGGAATTGACTCTGTGTACCTGCTGGCATCTTCATTCCCACCACAGCTTCCAAAGCACCGGCAGTATCGGGCTTCTCACCAAGCTTCACCTTAGCCATGACATCAGCCACAGCCAGCAACGGGCCAACAGGGAAGATGGCTCTCATGTCTACAGTGGAACCATCGTCCTTCTTCATTTCTCCCCAAGTGCTGTCTTGATTGTTCAAGCGGTAGTCGTAAGCCGCTGCCAGTGCAGCAGTTCCAACAATACCCTTAGCTAGGTTCTCCTGCCCCTGACGCTTTAGGCCAGCACCAGCAGCATCACCTGCTGCCTCCATAGCGCCGCCACGGAGCATAGCTTCTGCGCCGCTAGCAGCACCCAATACACTGTATCTATATTGAAACGCAATTGCATTACTCATAAAGCGGGGGAATGTTGCAAACAAACTACCGCCCGGGACTTCAGCAGCTTTGATGAAATAGTTAGCAGTGGTTTCAGCGCCAGACTCCAGTGTATTTAATCCTTTAGCTTGTACTTTAGGTTGATAAGAAAACGTAGCCTTGAGTGCATCATCAGCAGACTTCTGAAGAATAGAAGCAGGGACAGATTTATTTTCTGCCATAATTAAGAATGGATCTAATCCTGCTCTTCTTGCATTCTTTTCTACAGAAGCATTGAAGATGGCTTTCCTGAACCAAGCATCTTGCGTAGCATTCAAGCTGTTGAATAGCTGTGCTGCTTGAGACAGTTCTTTGTTGCTGCCTTCTTGAGTGGCGCTTAAAATGTTGTTTCTAATGGAGGGGTTATGCTCAAGCAAAGCGTGAGTAACTTCATCAGATAGGTCTGTCTTAGCTAGGTAGCCGTAGACAGAGAATGCGTCCCTCATTGTGTCAGCCATTCCCCGCTTGAGGGTTTGCAGACGCTGACCAGAAGCACCATCAGACAACACCTTGCCCGCTGTATAAAGACTGCCTTCAATAACAGATGCAGCAGATGTGTAGGTAAGGACAGGCATAGTACCAAGCACATTTCGTACAGTGGTTCCAATACCGCTGACAACAAACGCTTTACTTTCTCTTTCTACTCTGCTAATTCCTTTACCAATCCACCCCATTGTTGATGTGTATTCATCAGGCTTACCAAACAATTCATCAGCCATCTTCTTAAACTCAGGATCTATTTCCTTGAGTTTATTCATGGCCCTTGAAGCCACTGAGTATTGCTGCATGATAGAAGCAGCCTCTGTCACTGTAAGCTTGTTGGCTTGAGCAAACTCTCTAGGAGTAAGCCCTGCTGCATTGATAGCTTGCTCTAGCAAAGCATCATTGATGTCGCCAGAGTCTAGCTTAGAAAACACATTGGAAATAGCTGTGCTTATTTTTTCATTTGGCCCAAGTTGAAACGCTGGATCATTCTCAATGATATGACGGGCAACACGAACAGCCCTTGCCGACATGTCATTAGCAATTTTTGCATCCATCAAGGGAGTTGCTGGTGACACTTCATCCAGTATACGAGCACCCTCTCTCTTCATAAATTCTTCGGCTTCCAAATTCATTTGAGCAGCTACAGGGTCTGCTAGCCTTCTTTCAACTGGAGTGATGGGAGCATTGGGATTGGTAACAGGGGCTTGTGTCTTGGCCTTCTGCATCAGATCGTTTAGTTCATCTGCACCCGACTTACCATAAGTCTTCATTGATCCCTTAGCGCCAACATAACCAAAGGCTGTAGAGAAGATGGCAGCTACAGCCATTTGAGAAGCAGACAAGTCTTCTACTTCTTGGCCTAGAGCCCTCTGTGTTTCCTGCCCCATTCGCTGTTGTAGAACATTCTGTCCAACACCAATGGCCCCTTCACCAACTGTAGCCGTAGCTAATACCTTAGCTGGTGTAGCAGATACAGCTTTAGCAAGCCCTGTCTGTGCTACCTGCTCTCCAGCTAGTACAGCAGCTTCGCGGCGCGCCGCACCTTTAATCATTTGCTTACCAAAGAAGCCAGTGATGCCACCAAAGTAATTAACAGGGTCTGTAGCTAGCGCCTTTAGCACATCGTAGTAAGGACTAAAGCCTTTTTGTCCACCGCCCCTAACATCAAAGGGAGAAGCTGTCTTCTCATACAATGCCTTAGCCATTGCTGTCTTAGCAGCATCTTCAGGCTTAGCATTACGCATGTAATTAAGAGATGAAATCAAACTCAAAGTATTGAAATCATCGTTCCTCATGTCAGTGAGAAACTTATCTACAAATTCTTCTTTGGTTTCTCCCTTAGCTGGAACACGGTTGTACCTAGCTTTACTAAAGTCAAGAATTGTTTTGTAATTCTCTGGGTTGCTAGATAATTCAGCAACAGAAATCTCAGCAGCCTTGGGCTTCTCATATGACATGAGAGCAGAGTCTGATCCGTCTGGCTTTGCGTATTCAATTATTCCAGAGCTAGCAGGGAAAGGAAGAAGCTCTTGCTCTTCTGTCAAAGCCTTTGCAGCAGCGCTTCTTCTTGTGAGTAAGGGAGCAGGTGCGGCAGGGGTAGCAGTGGCGGCTGGGGCAGCTTCTGGTGAAGTTGCAACGGTGGTTCCTCCAAACTTATTAGCTAGTGCGCTGTAATCTATGTCATACAGAGCAGGAGTACGCTGCTGTCTTCCGGGAGAAACCTGTGGAGCAACAGTTTCCCCACCGTACTTCTTAGCCAGTGCCTCATAGTCCATTATTTAATCCCTGCTGCTGCCTTGAATCCTGCTGCTTGCTTAGCTGCGTCTTTCCCTTTAAATACACGGGAAGTGCCTGTGGGATCAACAACAGTTACCACTGTATTGTCTCCAGATCCTGTAGTGGTGGTATTAGAAGCCGCCGCTGCTGGTGCTGCTGCTGGTGCAGCCGCTGGTGCTGCTTCAGGCGCTGCTCTAGATCCTAGTCCACCTGATTTTGCTGGTGGTGCAGAAGATCCCGTCCAACTATTAAGGACAGCTTGAACATTCCTATCTAATGGCAATCCGTTGTTATCCATGTACACTGACAGCGCTCTCTTAGCTGCTGCTGCCTTAGTGTCTTGGATCTGTTTCTTCAAGGCTGGATCATCACCAGTGTAGTCGTAGTCTTGATAATATGTACCATCACCATTAGGCTTGCTAATAATAGCCATATCATTCTTCAAGTTGCCGTGTTTATTCTGCACTGCCTGAGCAACGCTGACAGCAACAAAACTATTCAAAGCTCCTAAGCTTGGCACTTTATCTGAAGCAGATGGGGGGACATGTTTAGCTCTGGCTTCTTCAGCAATAAGCTTCAGTTCCTTAGCCATCTGCGCCTTAGCTGTTGAGACTTCCTTTGGATCCTTGGATGTGGTGATGG